TTCCTGTAGTATTCACAACAGGCCTTGGTACACTACCTATAACTGTAGACATTGCTAAAGCGGCTGGTAGTAACGTGGGTTACATCTCTGGTATGACTGTAGAGCTGGAGCTTATCCCTGTAGCGTCCATACCAGTAGCTAACCGTACATCTATCAACAAGATAGCAGACTACCTACGCTCAGAAGAAACCTACACACACACTCAGACTAATGATATAGTAGTAGAGTGGTTGTTAGGAGAAGGGGAGACAGGAACCTTGAATGGTATGTTACATAGTTACTTAGGGGGTCTTACATATACAGGGAGTATTAATGATAGGTTGAAACAGTGGAGTAATGATCCGTGATAACGAATCTACCAGATTGGATAACAGCGGGGACAGCAGTGACAGCTGTTCTAGGAGGGTTGGCTGGTGTCTATACGACTACGCAGAGCAGGATGGATGTTGCTGATGCTAGGTTGGCTAATGTTATAGAGATAGTTGAGAGTATGGCTATTGAGCAGAAGAGGCATGACATAGAAAGGAATAAGCTAACGGAGAGTTTAGTGAGGGAGCATATAAGTTTAACTTACTTAAAGGAAGGACAAGAGAGGATATATGGAGAGGTTAGTAGGTTGAATGATGTGTTGACGTCTAAGTAGAAAGACAAGAAGGGGAAGGGCGTGAGCCCCTCTCCTTTTTTGTGCCTGACGTTTGAGCTTCGCTAGAAGGTTATTTCACAAGCACCTCCACTACATGCTATCTCCCCAGATAGGTCAGTCTCATCACTCTCCTCAACTACTTCCATAAGGTTGATGGAGGTTAGATACTTCTCTAACTCGTAATACTTAGCTTCTGTGATGTCCTCGAAAGGAGCTTGGACATAGCTTCCACCATCATATGGCAGAACACTTATACCATTATACTCATTCCTATTAGACCACATCCACTTGATACATTCTTCCCATTCATCATCCTTTAGAGAAATAGTGCAACTAACATTATGGGTGTTAGCCCCACTAACATGCCCATGACGAACCCAGTCAAGATTAAATAACCTAACCCTGTCAAGGAGAGATTCTGGGGATTCAGTACGGAGGATTGCACCTCTCGGAGCAGCCTGAGGAAAAGATAATATCGCTCCCGAAGGGTTGAACTTATCATCTTCCACGAGTTCTGGCACCTTTCTGACCATATACTTATACAAAGCTTCATTCTTTCCAACTCTCATTCTCCTGATATAATAAGATCCATGCCAAGCATGCACCCCGCTACTACTACCCACAACAAGGCTTGATGTACCGCTAGGCTTAACAGTAGTAGTACGAGCAGCAGGCCTGACATTGATAAGACCAGCCACCCTATTGTTCTCTTTAACAACTTCATCAGCTGCCTCTCTTAGGTTGAGTTTAAGTACAGCACCACTACCAATGCCTGTCATCCCTACGCCTATCAGAGCCTCCTCCTCAGTAGTAGACTTCCATATGGGACGTAGGTAGTGGAAGTCTGTGTAGCCTGCTTGTAGTGTCCCTATGAGGGCAGCAGCCTTAGACCTATTGTTCAGGTCTGTTTGATCTACAACGTCATCAGCATTAACCTCACAGAGGTTACAGAACTGGAAAGGCCTTAAGCCAATTTCACAGCAGGGGTTGGTTCCCCAAGTCTCATCAGAAGTCCAGTAGATTCCTGGTTCCCCAGCTCCACTAGCCTCCACTACAGCCATTAGTTTATAGAATTCTTCTTCGCTAACCTTGCCTCTTGGCAGAACAGCTGAATTGTTCGCTCTTGCCCGATAGGGGGAATCTTCCCACCAATTGCCTGATTTGGCATTGAGCATCTCTGTGTCGTCTCTGTCGAAGAGAGAGATAAGTGCAGCCCTGCGAATGCCACCAGCCAGTACAGCATCAGCAATGATACAACATATATCGTGGACTTCAATAGGGCGTAGTTGTCTTCCTTTAGCTTCATTAAGTTTTCCTTTTAGCGTATCAATACATAGCTTTAATGGTGCAGGGCCTGGAGCCTTACCTCCTGTAGTAATAAGGGCAGCTCCCTTCTCACGAATATCTCTGTAGTCAAAGGTAGGGTCTTGCTTGCCAAGGAAGTAGGCTTCAACCAACACCTTAATGGCATCTGCCCAGCCCTCAATAGAGTCTCCAATAAGAAACCTTCTTGCTTCAGGGAGTGTACCCTTAATGGTAGGCAGCTTATCCACCCAGAGCTTCTGTACTGAGTAGCCTCCTCCTGTTCCTCCAAGGAGTAAGAACATGAGTTCAGAGAAGCCATCAATATGATCAATGGGGAGGAAGGCACAGTTGTAGATACGGTTGTTAGCAACCTCAATAGGTCGTCCTCCAAACTGTAAACTGCGCATGGATGGTAATACCTTCTTGTCATAGACATACAGGTATGCTCCTCTTATCTCCACCTCTATGTGAGGATACTTACGTATGTGCATTTCCATGTTACGAGTAACTAACTCCCTCCATGACTCTCTTCTTCCTATGTCTTCTTCATACTTAGCGTACTTGTTGAAGACAGTTATGTCACTCAATATTTTATTGCTTAGGTTCATACAATGTCTCCTCTCTTAACAGCTGGTCTAATTTCTTCATTCCCTACATACTTCTTCTCATCAGTCAGTAGCACTGGTATGGACTTAACCCCCTGTCTCTTAGCCAACTCCTTCCCCTCCTCTGTGTCTATGCTTATGTATAGAAAGTCTATACGATGTACTGCTAAGAATGTCTTAACTTGGTTACAAGGGCCGCACCATGCAGCCCCCAATAGTATGTTGTTGCTGTCAATCATTCGTTCTTAAGCCCTCTAGTTTGTCTGAAAACTCTTTCATAATCCTGTCCACCTCATCTATATCCTCCTGAGTCTGTCCCTCCTCATACTTCTTTGTCTGCTGACATAACCACAGTATGGATCTATATAATGCCCTACGAATTTCACTCAACATTCGTTTCTGTTTCCTCCAGTTGTTTCTCTCTATCTTCCATTACTTTTAATATGCGTTTTTCTACGTCATCAGCATGTAAGTAGAGGTCTTCTCCCTTCAGCACTTTCTTAACCTCCCCCTTAGTAAAGAAAGGTTCATACACTGAGTGGTAGAGGATCTCTAACCTCTTACTAGAGGACACTATAGACTTCATGTTCTCATTGAACTTACCATAGGGCCCACTACTACCATCATGTAGCATCACCTCACAGAACCTACCTACTACAAAGGCATGCCCTGAGAAGAACAACAGACTACCTGCACTAGCCACCATACCATCTGCACATGTTATGACATGAGCTGGTGTCGTTGAGATGGCCTGTATAAGCTCCACAGCTGTGTCTAAATACCCACCCCCTGTGTTGATATGGATGTAGATAGTATCAGCCTCTGTGCCGTTGTACAGAGCGTCTAAGAGGTCTATATAACCACTACTACAACCTATCTCTCCATGTATGAAGAAGTGGAAGGTGTAGCCAGTAGGTTGTGCCCTCATGTAATCCTTGTCATATATCAAGCTGCCTTCCCTCCTAAGTTGTCCCAACTATCAAAGGCCTCTATCCACGCCTTACATTGATCACTCCGTAGTATGTCCTCATGTCCAAACTCTACTGTATGTACAGACAGGTTGAAGTGCTTTATCATAAGGATTAGTTCAGCTAAGCCTGAGTCCTTAAACGTGGGACTAACCTGAGCTACATCACCACACAACACTACTTTACTATACTTCCCTGTACGTGTAAGGAACACCTTCAGCTGTTGGAAGCTCATGTTCTGACACTCATCTACAATGATGAACGTATCATCAAAGGTGAGGCCTTGTATAAACTCTAGGGGCATATAGACAAGGTTGCCATGCTTCTCCCAACACTCCTGCTTACCCTTGTCAGCACCTTGAGCAATGAAGTTCTGCTGTATAGGTCTTATCCAAGGCTCCATCTTCTCACGTTCAGTTCCGGGAAGGAAGCCACTCTCCTTAGCGAAGCTTACGTTAGGTCTAGTGACTAACATCTTCTTACGCTTGTCCTTACTAAGCCATTCAATAGCAGCTCCTACAGCTCCGTAAGTCTTACCTACACCAGCTGATCCATAAGCTATTACAGGCATTAAGTCTTTGTCTCTTAGTGCTATGTCATATAAGTCATGCTTCTTAGTCATAATATTACCTCTAGTAGTCCACTGCCTAAATCGTTAGTCTTAAAACTTCTTGGGTCGACACCTCCATCCCTACAGCAGTCATGGAAGTTTCTGGTATGGATGATAAGTCTCCTGTTGTGTAGCTCTACATTGGCTGAGTCCAACTCAACCATAACCTGCTTTAGGTCATCTAGAGTTAGTGTATCTGTCATAAATACTTCCTCTTAAGATAGTCAATAGAGAGTTCACATACATCAGCACTCCCATCCCTCACTTCATTCAATTGCACTATACCTCTCCAATGCCTATTACCTTGAGGACTCATGTAGCTCTCCTCATGATCATAGAAGGCACCAGCCACTATCCCTAGCCTCTGTGTACCATCAGACAAGTAGTGCTTACCCATCTTATACGTCTGTTGATGACCCATAACAAAGCTATGTCCAGCGTTCTTTAACATCGTATCAATGGCCCCTCCTAGTGGTGCTCCCTTGACACTGTGTGGATTTTGTATGTAATGAGAGAAGCGTATGCCCTCTATGTTCTTTATCTGTAAGTAGTCTACTACATCGAAGCCTAGGTTAGTAAGGAACGTTGTAGTGGTTTGTTCTAAGAAGCCCTCTAATATTGGGTTGGATTCAATGAGTCTTGGTATACGTACCTGAGGATCATGATTACCTATGATGTAGGTTAGCTTAGGTAGGTAGGTCTTCTTCTTCTGCTGTCTCCTCTTCCTGTTGTAGCGTATGAGAGGCCCCATGAAGTCCAGCATAGCATTCTCACCAGCATCTAGGTCAGCCTTAAGCTTAAGTCCTTCAGCCTCTCTGTTGCTATTGAAGACGCTTAAGGAGGGCATGTCCCACCAGTCTCCCATCACCACTACATGGCTAGGCTTATGCTTAACTATGTAGTTACCAGCAGCCTTGATGTGTTCAGTAGATGTCCCTACCTTCACCTGTGTGTCTGGTATGACTAATATTTTCATACTGGTGCCCCTATGTCCATCATCCTAACTGCTGTCTCATAGTCAACCCTACAGTCATCAAACCACTTACTCCATATAGTCCACCAGTAGCCAGAGGGGTCTCTGTACACATAGCCTAGGGAGAGCACAGAGAACTTACGTAAAGCGTACGTGCCATCTTCAAACTTAACTATTTTCATACATTTATACCTCTAATGATAGCTCTCTTCACCCCCTCTATACCATGAGCATGTATCAGCTTAACCATCTCACCCATAGCAGCCTGTCCTCCCTCACTGACTAAGGCTAGGTAGCTCTCACTATCATCTCTCCTTCCGTCTTGTACTAAGTTGTTAGCTACTTGTAGTCTGTTCCATGCTTGTAGCTGCATGTTCTTAACGTCATTAAACAAGCTTGCGCCCTTGTAACTATTCATATAAACACCTTCCAATCTGATTGAAGTCCTTCAAACTCTGTGTTCACACCGAGCCTAACCTTGTTCCCCTTAATCTCCGACACAGGGAGTAAGTATGGATGTTGTTTCCCTGTCTCCTTATCTACGGAGGAGAGTAGGCTACCAACCCTCACCTTCTTACCATCTATATACATTTGTTCTCCTTAGCTTTAGCAGCTGCTCTATGTACTACACGTTCACCAGCTTCTATCTTACTCTTGCTGTCGTGACACTTCTTACATAGTAGTTGTAAGTTTTCTATTTCACAGAACATACGCTCAATACAAGAGTCCCAACTGATCCATCCAGTGACAGGTACTATAGGTTCTATATGATCTACGAAAACGTTCTTAGTTCTCTTGCCCCCTGTCTTAGTTGTATTAGGTATGTGTTGCTTACAGTCTGCACATAAGTAGAAGCCTCTCTTAACTCTAGCATTACTTAGACAGTCCCCTATGGGGGCCCACTTACGTGTAGCCCCTCGTAGTTGATTCTTAATGAAGGACTTCCATTTAGCTTCTGTCCAACGTCCTCCACACCTATTCTTAACTCCACTAGGTCTTGCCATCTACTACCTCCAAAGGTTTGACTGTGCCATAGTGTGGGTGGTCATCATAGTGTAGCTCTGTGTCTAGGAAGGTGTGTCCGAACTTAGTCCTTAGCCCAATGAACTCCACCCCGTTCCACGTAGCCTCACTAAAGTTTCTAGCGTCTACTATATACCTAGTCCCTACTACCAAGTCTTCTCTCTTTATATACATCTAACGCCCCTTGAATGGATTGATTATCATAGTAATACCAATGGGTATGGTACGAGTAGGTTCAGTAGGTAGGAGCTTATAGCCTATACGTAGCTCAAGACATCTAGACGAAGGTGACTTAGTGTAGGGGAAGTATATGTATAGTCCTGTATACGTCCTACTAGCTCCCTTAGCTACAATGAACTGCCAACCATACTTGTAGTTGTCTACTAAGTCCTTACCTATGTGACTCACCTCACAGTCTGCTTGGATACATTGGAACAGCTTAGTACCATACAAACCATTACATGGGTTACGTAGAGCTAGCCAATACCATTGTGACCAGAAGGAAGTGGGAGTCTTATAGAACCAAGGGTTGTAAGACTTCTTAGTCCAACCAAAGTTCCCCATAGTACCAGTGGTTACGTTGTCCCACATGAAGAAGAGTTTAGGTAGTCGCATAGGTTTCCAGCCTAAGTACTGTTCCTCCACTCCCTTGAAGTGTGTAGGCTTCCTAAACAGCAGGGCTATGGGAATGATAAACACTCCCAACACCTTTGGTATCAGTCCTATCAACGCTATAGGTATTGATAGGAAGATGAAGTTTAGTATATGTCGTAGCTTAACTCTTTGCATTATCTATTTCCTCTAGTTCTAGTAAGTAGTTGTGATCATTTGTTTCCATCAGTCTCCTCCTTCTTAGTTAGTATATATCCTTGGTCACGTATAGCTCTCATCACACCATACAATATACCAAGCTCGTTCCTACTCTTATACATCTCCTTAGTATAAGACAAGATGGCATCAAAGTCCTCCTTGTCCATAGTAAGTGACATGTCTATGAAGTCAGAGGGCTTGTTCCAACCACAACGTAAGTACTCATTACCACCATCTACCATAACAGCTCCACAGCTACACTCTACATAGTCATGTACATGAGAGCTGAATATAACGTCTCCACAGTTTCTACACTTAGCTTGGTTAGATATTATGTGCTGGGCATCTCCCATAGTATAGGTTCTCCCCTATCATCTAGCTCTCTCACCATCCACAGTAAGTCTGCTTGTTCCTTCATCTGGACTCTCCAACCATCTCCAAACTTATCTCTGTACCTGTCGGCAACGGAGGTGAACATATCACTCTCACTTGTCGCACTTTCAAGTAGCTTGAATGCGAGAGCTGGCCCACCTCTAGGCAAACCGGGAATGTTATCACAGCTGTCTCCTGTAATAAGCTGGCTGTAGAAAAATTTACTACCCGTTCCTTTAAGCTTGTTGTTGACATACGTTAGTTCTCCTAGCTTGTCTACTAACTTAGGCCCAAACTGTGGTTGATTACCACAAGGCCACCCGAAGTGCATGCCCTCCATCATCCTTAAGTCCTTATCTCTAGTACAGATGATGGTGGTTAGAGGAGGAGCCTTCTGTTGATATACACACAGTAGGTCATCTGCCTCCAGCCCATTAGCCACTACACAGTCGTAGTTAGCTAACATGTAGGCTCTAATATTATCACGATGGAAGGGTTTGTCTTGCTTCCTCGTGCCCTTGTAAGGCTTAGCCTTAGCTATATCTATACGGAAGTTAGGCTTGTAGTCTTGAGGCTCCTGTCCCTCTATCTTCCTTAGCCTATTAACCTGCTTGTTCAACGTAGAGTCATTAGTAAGGAAGAGAAGGCTGGGTTCATTAGCCCAGCACTCCCCCTCTATCTCCTTAATCTTCTGGTCTAGTAGGTCAGCTACAAAGTCAAACTCCCTGATGACAGTATCACCAGAGTCCTCATGTTTATACTGACCACTGAACGCTAGTTCGTAAACTAGTCACAGGATATCCGCATCTATTAGACAGCGCATATCAGTTATCCTCCTTTGAGAGTTCATTGCCACCCCCATTAGCGAAGTGTCTCAACCTGTGACAGTTGGCACACAACATAATACATTTATCAAGCTCTTTCCACATGCGCTCTAAGCTCATCGTCATAGCCTGACTTGGGTTCACATCTTTCTTTGTTGGATCTAGGTGATGGAAGTCATAAACGCAGGGGAGGAAGGACTGCTTACAATCATGGCACTCCTCCCCAAAGTGTTCAACAACCACCCACTTTCTACGTTGGTTCCGTAAGTTAGCTGCCCTCTTTCTCCTGTCCCTGTTATCCCTATACCACTTACTCACCCTGTAGTTAGCACAGGGCTTACAAGTTCCAACATGCCCATCTGAACAAACCTTGTTTGGACTGTACTCTGAGAGATCTTTGTCTTCCCTACAGACATTACAAGCCTTCATGGGAAGCTCCCTGAGCAGCTTCATAGCCAGCTAAGAACCCTTCGTAAGCAGCCCCCACCCTCGGGTCAGGCCTCTGTATGTTTGGGAACCTGTTACTATCCCACCAGACTATGAAAGCATCGAAAGCTTTCTCATTTAGTGGGGGCCTCTCGTCAGCGTCTATGTAACACTTCACTGCACCTTCCCTAACGTGTCTTGTGTCAAGTCAGCACCAGCAGCTAAGGCCTCCTCATCTACCTCTAGCCTAGTGCTAATCATAACAAACATCTCCTTCTGTCCCTCAGGGAGTAAGAACACATACTCCTTACCCTCTATATTAACTACACTGTTAGCCCAACCCTTCTGACCAACAGTTAGTCCTGACTCCTCTATCCCCTTCACATCTACTATCCTTAGTGGATAGCCTGTCTTAATACGCATACTACCATCCCTCACCATCTACATCATCATCAACAGACTCAGCAGCCTTAGCCTTAGGCTTCTTCTTAGAGTCACTAGGAGCCCCTGTAAGAGCTTTCTCTAGCTCACTGCCACCATACTCTAGATTATCCTTAAGCTTGTCCTGTAGCCACTGAGGGAGGCTCTTAAACACTTCCATGTCTGGATCGTCTAGCACCAACACCTTAGGCTTGTTCACTAGAGCTGCTACATTCTTACTATCCTTACTACGCATAGCTGATACAGCTGATATGTTATTATAAACTTTACCAGTGTTCTTACCCTTACCTTCATTCTGTACAACAGTAACTGTACAAGGCATATCAATAAGAGCAGTGAAGTCTCCTTCATGCACTTCCTTAGGGTCTAGAGCCTTGTAACGCTTAGTAGACTTAGCCAAGTCCATCTCTAACGAGTGGAAAGGGAACGTCTCAGACAACCAACGAGGCTTACTAGTGTCTTCCTCATCATCATCATCTAAACAGAACTCATCTGTGAATTCATACGTCATCATAATCTCATAGGCTGGTGGTTTCTCCTTACCTTGGAAGGCTCGTTGAGTTTGTAACCCACAGTCAATGATCTGTACGATACGACATGGGTAGGAGCCTACTTCAATAGGGTCTTGTGAAGGGCCATTACTACCACCAGTGCTTACTACTTTTCTTGCATTTAAACCAGCCATCTAACTTTCTCTCATATAATTTTGCAGCATAATTACTGCGTTTGGGAAATTCCCTTAGTGTATTTGTGCGTAGTTTATACCAAACTGTATATCTACGTCAAGCTCTCTATTGAGCTTCAATTCCTTATTGGTCTGTTCAATAGCCCAACGTACAACCTTCTTAGCCCTCTCCTTATGCTCTACCTTCAGTAGTCCCACAATCTCATCATGGAACTGGCCTATAAGGGGCAAGCCCTTGCTTCTAACATGCTTAGTCCACGTATCAAAGCACCATACTCCTGTGCCTTGGTTAAGCGTACTAAACCTGTCCTTCTCTGCTCTCAGACTATACCATAGCCGACTAACTGGGTTGTATAACCATTTCTGCCTCCTACATACCTTCACTGTTTGTTCTTCTGCTATAGCTCTAACAGACCAATTACGTTTCCAATAGGAGATTACAAGGCTATTACCTTGGTGCTCAGGAATACCAGCAGACCTAGCCACAGTGGGGCCACCAGCACCGTAGACACAAGAGTAATTAACTTGCTTGTAAGTATGCCTAACTTTGGAGTGTTTCTCTTCTCCAGACTTATGAGCAGCTGATTGATGTGGTGTAAGAGCGTTAGCAAACACAGCCAAATCCAAGTGAGGATCAAAATCATCTGTAGTCATCTCCTTTACATAGTCTGGGTCATGTGGGTACATGTAATGTTGTTTAGTGCGGTCTTCTAGGGACGACATGTCACTACCTACAAGGACATAGCCTTCAGGAGCTATTAAACAGCCACGTATGTCCTCACCATAAGGCTTATCAATTCCTGGAAGGTTAACGCATACTTTATGTTTCCACCTAAGCGTATTAGTAAGGCCTTGTATTTGTGCTTGTACATAGCCCTCCTCGTCTACATTTGATAGAAAGCCCTTAAGAATACCGATGCGATGGGATATAACACTGAGTCCATCCAATAGCTCAAGGGAGGGCTCCTTGCTGTATAGACGCTTGATGCTAGGACATATCCCTGCACCATGAGGCATGTTAATTTGTTCAATCTTACGGACATCACCTGTCTCCTTGTTTCTGTCATACTTGAATGTTTCTGGTACCCAGCCTAAGTCGTACAGCCAAGCTTTAAGTTGTACATAGGAATTTGGGTTGGGAGGCTTATGCTCCTTTATGTAGTCTACTTCCTCCATATGTGTAATAGGCAAATTATTTTCTAGCAAAAACTCATGCCACTTACATCCTATAACTGACAGCTCCCCTGTCTTCTTATACATCTTCACAGGAGGCCCCTTAGAGGCTCTCACAGGCACTGTAGGCATTACTGGTAGTAAGCCCTCAGTTTTAGCTAACTTATCAGCAGAGAGCTTATCTAACACTCTCTCACACCTACCTACGTCTAGCTTCCACCTATTACGTTCTTGTTCCCTAGCACAGTCCATCTTGAAGCTTAGGTAGTCTATTAGACGCCATGCTTCCTCTTCACTACCATATAGTAGTAGTAGGTGTTTCCATTGTTTCTCCCATAGTAGTGTGTTAATGGTTACATCTTCATGACACCTATGTGTATACACTTCTATAGGTTGTTCAGACCAATCTGCCACCTTCGGTTTCTCTACACCAAACTCATTACCATAACTATCTAATCCATGTAGTATGCGGTTGGGTTCTAAATACCAACTAAGTGCTAAGGTATCAACTAGCTTAGCTGTAATGGTGATAGACAACAGACGTTCTAGGTGAGGGACGTCCCAACGTGTTATGTTGTGTCCTACCAATACGTCAGCTGATAGGAGAAACTTCTTCATGTCCTCATAGTCAGTGGTAGTGTGTATGTTGTCCACACCCTTACGTTTGTTATAGCTGATACACCACAACTTAGTTGGCATAAGTCCATTGGCTTCTACATCAAAGACAGCTATTTTCATGTTGTTGTGCCTCCTTAATTAAAACTCTTAAACGACATTTAAGCGTTTTAGTCCACCATTAGATGTCCATACTTAGCCTGCATAGCAGCCTTAAAGGACTGTGTAGACCAATCAACATTGGCATAACTACCCCCTACTATACGATGTATGTCACTGTTCTTATAGCCCATCTTGAAGTAGAGCCATAGTATGTGACGCTTAGCCCCTACTTGCTCCTTGATATGCTTCAGGATGTTTCCCTCTAGCTCAGTATCACTAGGACACCTATCATCTATAGTAGGCTCTACATCAGGGTCATGCATAAGACTCCCATCTCTCTTCTCCTTCAGCATGTCCTTAAGACAGTTGTTTAATATACCACTCATCCACCTCTCTACAGTGATGTAGGTGGGGTTGAACGTATGTATATACTTAAGGGCCCTATAGAAGCCCTCTTGTACAACGTCTTCTACGTCATCAGGGCCAGCTCTACTACTGTACATACGTACTAGGTCATCATACTTCTCTTTATAATAGTCTTCTATTAACTTTACGGTCATACTACGCCTCGTTAAATAATCCAGTCTTATAGTCCCAATAGATGGGGAAGGTGCCAGTCTGACCAAACTCACGGTCTTCTAGCAATACTATGTGTCTCATGTTCTTCTCCTCATTACTAAGGTCAGGAGACTTATCACCCTCTAGCCCTATCATTAGGTTACAACTCCTCATCATAGCCCTACTACCAGCGAACTGACTAGATAGGACAGCACCACCATGCTCATGATCATCCCCTTGGGAGGGTGACTTGAGGTGGCAGAAGATGAAGATTACGATGTTAAGGTCTAAGGCCATAGATGCTAGCTTCTGAGCATACTCTTGTAGACGTATGTTAGCTACACTAGCCTCTAACCCGTTAGTTAGGTTAGTGATGGGGTCTATGAACACCACCCTAGCTCCCCAACTAGCTGCTGAGTATATGTCTGCCTCTAACGTTTCCCAGCCTAAGTGTTGGTAGAGGTTCACCATAGATAGTTTCCCCTTCAACACCTCACCAGCCCTGTCATAAGCGTCGTAGTCAAACTCTATGTTAGGATCATGGAAGACATGTCCCTCAACCTTACCTGCTAGTAGCTTATAGGTTTTCTTATTAGCTTCCTCAGGCTTAGCCATAAACACCTTGACACCATGAGCCTTGATGAAATGAGAGCCTAATGCGTTAAGCAACTCACTGAGCCTGCTCTCTAGCCTCCTCATGTAAGTCCTCACCAAACACTAGCCTAGTGTTCTTAGGCTTGGTTGCATTGAACGTTATAGCTTTGAAGGCAGCCTTAGCTGTCCCCTCTAGTATGCATGCATTAGCGTCCTTAGAGGGCAAGGTGATGACAGTAGCATCAGCTACTATCTTACAGGCCTCCTCTATAGCCTTATCACCAGCCTTATCGCTATCAAAGGAGAAGCTTATCTCCTTGAAATGTTTCCTAATCTTAGGCATGAGCCTAGCTAGGTCTTTACCAGCCCCACCAGATCCATGTGGTAGGCTACATATAGCTGGTATGTAGTCCTTGAAGTTAGCAGCAGTGTAGCGTTGTAATATTGTATACATAGCTACAGCGTCTAGTTCACCTTCAGTGATGATTAGACGCTTAGCTCCTGTCTTAATAGCCTGATCCCAGCCAAACAGATCCACCTCCTTCTGATCACCTACAGACCACATACGCTTGGTCTCTATGTGTCTTACCTTATACGCTCTTAGCTCACCTCCGTCTGTGTAAGGATAGTAGTGGAACGTTGGGGGTTTGTCAGGCCCGTCAGTAAGTCCTATCTTTATACCAAAGTGATCAAGAGCTGTAGCTCTTAGACGTCTATCAGGAAGGTCGATGGCTATGCACTCATCTATCTCCTCTAGCTCAGCCTCTATTTCCTCCTTAGACTTACGTAGACGTTGCTTCTTAGGTATGTCTGCAATAGTCTTGCCCTCACCCAAAGGGTCAGTGACATACGTACCACAGGCATAACAATAGCCATTAAGACTACCATCCTCATGCTCAAACACTTGTAATCCATTCCTAGATCCACATGAGTGAGCAGTCTTGGTTATGCACTGACCCATATTATTCTCCTAGGTATTTACCTGCTCATAGTGAACGTGGAACTCTCCATCTAGTTGGTCAGCCTTGAATTCCGACCAAGAGTCGTAAGGCTCATCACACTCCTGATTAAGCCAAGAGTCTAAGATGGCCTGGGTGCTGTCAAACACACCAACTACACAGTCCCAACCAAGGTAGGATCCTGTGATTACTATAACATTCTTACCCATAATATTTTCTCCTGTTATTTAGGCTTGTTCCTATTTCTTAACTCTTCTCTAGCCCTAGCCTAGCATACTTCTCTATTGTGTCAAGAGCCCTGTCTATACAGCTAGGACAGAAGTGTTCCTTATCTATATGATTAGTACCTAAGGCTATGATAGTGTGACACTCATTACACAGCAAGGCCCCATTACCGTTGTTAAACTTAATTATAGCGTGTTTCATGCTGTTAGTGCTTCCTCAAGCACCCTGTTCAATGATAGGAGATTAGCCAGATGCTTAGTGATGAGCTTATCTACAGCAGTTGATGTGCTTATCTTACGTAGTCGTGCAATGAATTCATCTTCCTTCTCAATGGCAGATAGTATGCCATCTACGTCAAAGCTAGAGGCTGGCTTGTCACCAATGAAAGTCTTTACAGTTACTGTTCTGTTCACAATAGTTTCCTTTTTAGGTGTAGGGGTAGGTGTGTTTACATCTCCTGGGTTGAGTCCCAGAGTCTTTAGTTTACACTGAATGGCGTATGAGGTACGTTCTAGCTTGTCTGCTATAACGTGGTTTGGTTGGTCGTCGTAGTACATCTCTACTACTAGGTTTGTGTCAGTCGTTGTCCAAGCCTGTCCGTTCATTCTTGGTAGGCTCATGACGTCAACACCTTCCATGATTCAGGGAACAAGGGGGCTATGATAGTGTCCCATTGCTTAGCCAAGTCTTGTATCTCTATCTGAGCATGAGCATCAATACGTTGCTTATAAGCCCTAGCCCATGCTGATAGAGAGCCTGTAACGTAATAGGAGGTTAGCATAGACTGAGGCAATACCATACGTGCTTGTTCAGGTGCTACGCCAGCCTTTAGCATGTTGTTATAGATGATAGTACAATGATCAATAACATCGTCATAGGTGTACCCAATAGGCTCACCAGACTCACCATAGAAGCCCTCATCTATATGTGTTACCGACTCACTGCCACTACCCTGCTTAATAGACCCTTCAGGGCGTGATCTCCATACATCAGGTTTATAGAACTCAGGAGGCGTGTCTACATAACGCCGACTAACTTCATTG